CCGCTAGGTGAAGGATCTCTTTTCCAGCCCCACCCGCGGTCACACTGGAGACACGAAACCCGTATACCGTCCCATCTGTGGTCAAGATACCAAAGTCTACTGGGGTCGAGTAAGTGACCCCGAAGTCGATATCTTCAATCTCGACCGTCGTGGCGTCGTCTGCAATGTCCGCCGTAACAGTCAGGTCGGCATTCCAGCTAGACGTCCAAAATTGACGAAGGCGCCCCCTCCGCGTATGCAGCCATATCCTAGTTGACCACAAGTCGGCCGCAGTCAACGGATACCAGCCTACCGAGGACTCTTGGGTTTCACTGGTGTACATAGCGCGCTTCCACACTGCTCCCGTTCCGGGATCGAGCTCGTCGACGTTCTGGATGACCTTGTCGCCAGTGTCACCAGTCACGAATCGAGAAGAGGTCACTACCTCGTCTCCACGATACAGCGGGTAGAACAGTCCTCCCTCTTGGGAAGCGAGGTCTTCCGTTCGTGTGACGTCAAAGTGCGCAGTCGCTTCTATCAGGGTCGGATGCGTGCGCGCTGCGAGGAAGTCCTGTCGGAACGTAGCTATTCTCGCAGGAGCAGCGAGGGCGCTGGCGTACGCGCGAGAGCTCCCTGTCGTCGTCTGAATTGTCCCACTTCCAATGGAGTAGATTGTCAGCTCCTCGTGATTCAGAGCGTCCTGCCACAGAACCAGCTTTCGTCCAGAGTGATAGCATTTCCCTGTGGCGTCGATAGGAAAGGTGACCTGCCCCTGATTGACGTTCCCGACGCTAGAGTGCTCAGGCCATACGGGGATGTCTAGTTCGGAGGACATAGCTCGGAGTGCGAGCTCGCGAGCTCTCCCGTAGGTCTGAGGATCCATCCGGTGAGTGAGCTCGAATCCCTGTCTAGGAATAGGACGAGGGGACATCCTCTGCTCTCCTGAGCGGGTTCTCTCGACAAAAGTAGTCCACTCCAGAGTCTCTATTACGGTCCCAGCTTGAGGAGAAAATGGCCACAGCATGTTAGTCCGTGATTCCCAGGGCTACCCTAGCGGCAGCGGGATTTCGCCGGAGGGAGTTGATTATAGTCAGATCCGCCTTCCCCGATCCAAGGTGAGAGTCAATCACACTGGTGTCGAAGGCTGCAATGGACCGGACCTGGACAATGGGGCGCGGTTGATTGGCGAGGGCGCTGAGGTAGCGGGCGGTATCTTCGCGCCCCATGACTCCCGCAGGGCCGACGATCTCGATCCCTCGCTCGCCCACAGTTCCTCGTCCTCCAGCTGGGATGTCTCCACCCTTGTCGTATGCTCCGGTGTATTGGGTCTGCGAGATTAGGGATATGATCCGCGCGCCCTGCGCAGCTGCCGCTATTCCTGCGGGGATGTTGGCGGGCCATGGGAGCTTCTGAGCTTCAGCCATACTCTGTGCCATAGCGACGGTAGCATTGGCAACAGCGGCCGCCTTGCTCACGGCGAACATGGCAGCGTAAACGCGGCTCTGTTCTCCTCCCCAATTCTTGGAGGCCTCAGTGAGGTGCCCAAACAGGGCCTGAGCGTTTTGAGTCATCTCTGCCTGAGCCTTCAAAGAAGCCTCAATCCGCTTGTTCTCATAGTCTACGGTTGCCTTAGTCAGGAGCTCGTCCCGGCGCTTAGCGATCTCAGAATCCTCCCTAGCGGCCTGTTCAATCATCCGCGATTTCTTGCTCAGTGAGGAGCGGAGCTGCTCCTCCTCTGTGAGATAATCCTCCCACAGAGCATCGCGCTTAGCCTGCTCCGCGTCTTCTATCGCGGCCAGCTCGCGCTCGTAACGAGCTTGGATCAGGTCTATAGCCTGGCTCTTTTCTCCTGCAAACGGACCGGTGTCTTCTGATCCAGAACCGTTGGCAATGCGCCCCATAGCGAATAGGTAATCCTTGTAAGCCTTCTCGCGCGGAGTTTTCAATGACTCGAGTAGATCCATCTCTGCTCTGGAGTCGGCCTCTATTTCAGCTAGGCGCTTCTCTCTGATCCTCTCATTCTCTGCCTTAGCGCCCTCGTATATCCGCTTTACTGTCTCTTCCTGTTGGCGAGCAAGAGCCTCGGCGGCACGCTTGCGCTTCTCAATCTCGTCCTGAGCTATGTTCCCCTTCTTTTCACCCGCGTACGCGGCATCGAGGTCAGCTAGAGCACTACGAACATCAAAGTCCACTTCCCCAGACAGCGACAGACGAAGAAGCTCCTTCCTGTCGCGAGCATACTGCTCCATCTTCTTCTGCTCAGAGCTTCTCATGTCGCTTATCCGCTGAAGAAGTCTCTCGGTCTTAGTGTAATCGCTAGGCTCGGCGGAGCCCTCTCCCAACGCATTGGAGATCCATTCGTTGAGGTTAAATAGCCGCTCCTCGCTAATCCCTTTGGGCTTCTTGGACATGGTGTATAGCAGCGCATCCACCGCTTCTGTCAGGAACTTCACCGCGTCCGCAGCGCCGCCCATACTGGTCTTTATCATGTCCCCTATGATGCTCTGACCTACGGTGCGAGCCAAGTCATCCCACGATTCTCCGAGCTCCTTAATCCTCCCGCCCATAGTGTCCAACTGACGCTCGGCTTCACCAGCGAAAGCAGTGTTCCCTAGGTTCACCAGATACCGCTGTATTGAGTCGACATCGTTTCCAATGCTGGTAGTAACTCCGCGAAATACCACCTTTATTTGGTCCCCGTCCGCTTGCGCCTTAACACCGATGGTCCGGAGACCTCTGTACATCCCTAGGGAGGCCCCTACCGCGATCTCAGCAATATTCTCGATGCTCGAACCCGTGGCAGCTGCAAGGTTCGAGAAGGACTTCATCGACTCCGCAGTAGGGTCGAGCCCCATCTGGGACAGCCTGACGAAGGCCCCTGCCATCTCCTCGCCAGTGAAGGTCGTCTTCTGAGACACTTCATCCATCTCGGCGAAGGCTGCCGTCGCCTCTTCCGCACTCCCAGTGACCCCCACTAGCCTGGCGTGGATCTCCTCGTATTCTCGTGTAGCTTCTATGATGGACCTAACAGCTCCCACCGCTACCTCGAATCCAACATAAGCCTTGACGAGCCCAGTTACAGTCTCTGCCAGCTTCGCCGAGGAGTACTCGTGACCGAGCCCCCTCACGGACGAAGCTAGCTGGTCGACCACCCCGGTCGCCTCTCTGTGGCCAACGGACAGGGCCTGAGTGCGTTTGTGAAGGAGGTCGGTGGCGCGTTCTGTCTCGCCCCCAGTCCTGGCCAGGGTCTTCAGGCGTTCGGTAGCCACAGTGGCGTCGGCCGACTCTACTCTGACGACTAGCGCTTCCGTTTCGCTCATGGCTCCGCGTGGACCCTCCTGTAAGTGTAATCGAGAGTACGAATCACCCCCGCCTCCCATCCCGTAATTTTGGCACCCGTCAATTCGCAGTAGCTAAGAATCTCGGAGAATGTGATGATCTCTCCTCGTGCTATGTCAACGAACCGTGCCCAGAGGTAGGCTAGTTCCTCGGGCAGCGTAGGTTCTACTTCCTCTTTCAATTCTTCGGGAAGAGGAAGTCCTTTTGCTAGGTAGGTCTTCCGAAGCTGTGCTACGTGGTCGGCATTCGTGCAGTCGGATCCGCTTGGCTTTCGGTCGAGGCGGAATCGCTGCTCGGCGTAGTGGACGAGGCGCTCGACCGATTCGCTAAAAAAGCGGATCTCCTTCCCGCTGTCTCGTCGACGAGCCGCTTGATCCACGGAGCCTCTAAGAATAGCTCCACTACGTTCTCGACTGTGCAGGCGATGGGTTGGTCATTGTCGTCAGTAAGATTCCAGTCGTCGACGAGGTGGGCCGCACAGTCGAGATTCATCCTTCGTTCTTCGTCCTGGATCTCCTCTTGACTCATCTCGTCGGGGGTCCCCTTTAGCCGTCGGATCTTCTCTAGACGGTCCAGGTGACCCCTTCCGGCATCGTCGAGAGCATCGCGCCAACGATCCGAATCAGTTCCGACGATATGAATCCTACCTTCGGTCTTCTCCCCCGTCGCTGGGTCCCGAAGGTCGATCCATATTCCGCGATTACAGGCGGCTCTCGTCTTGAATTTCGAGAGCCGCCTTGATCCTTTGGAGGTGCTTTCGGTCATGTTACGTTACCGGGTCCCTTTCAAATTGCAGGGTACCACCGATCCCGCTGTCATACAATGCCTCGAAAGGCATCATGAGGACGATGTTCCCCGGCCCCTTGACGTCCGGAGATCCGCCTGTGTACACGAGCTTTGGAATCGTGACCGTGAGCTCGTTTCCCAGCTTGTCGGGGAGTGTGAACATGAGAGACGACTCAACCTCGTCCCGGAACTTCTCTAGCATCGTTGCGTTGACGAAGTGGACCCCGATTGATCCAGACACCTTGGTCACGTCCTCGACCGAAGGCTGGAGAGTCAGCTTTGAGCCGACCGCATAGCGCGTCTCCATTTTGTTGTCCAGCTTGAGGTTAATCTCTGTCACCAGCCCCATGGTGTTTCCGCCCTCCTCCAGCGTGCCGGTGAAGGAGTCGAAGACCGGGTTCGTCCCCGCGGCGCCGTAGGTGGCATCCGCAATAGCGGTCCCTGCCAGCGCAATGTCTTGCCCGATGATGGTCATGGACCCCGTAACGATCCCCTTGGCTGGAACCTTCAGTGACAGCGCGCTGATTTCGCAGCCATTGAACCGGTGATAGGGGAGGTCTCCCGCCGCCTGCTCGGCGAAGTGTCTCTCCATGAGGAACGACCGTCGAGTGGCGCCGTCGACGAGGACGTTATTAGTCCAGGTCCCCTGAAGAGCCGCCTGGAGGAGAACGTCGAATTGATCCCCGTATGCCAAGTCGAACGTGACCTCCCCACCAATCTTCCGCGGGCCGAGACGGAACACGGAGCGCTTGCCGTCTCCGCGAACCTCATTGGACTCAATCCCCTCGGCCGTGAGGCCTAGAGTACACGTCGCCATGCGAATGGTCTGGAAAGCTGGGGCCGCTCCGGCACCCGCGCCCCATGACGCCTCCTGGATGAAACGAAGAAAGTGCCTTGCGCCGCTGCTCATGATGTGCCTCCTTTGCGGGGGATCGTTGCGAACCATGTTACCCGGACGTGAACCTGATAGTCCTCGTCCGTCTTGTAGCTCGTCCTCCCAATCTTTCGGATTGTAACAGTTTGGTCAGTATCTTCTGTGTCCTCAGACCTGAATCCTGCGCCAGCATAGAAGGTCTCGCGCATAGTCTCATAGTCAGCCCGCCCTGCGGACGTCCCACTGTTCAATGGATAGTGGAACGAGACCTGGAGAACCCCCTCGACCAGGTCGAGACCATCCTCCCCCAGGGTGAAGGGTTCGGGGTCACTGGGCAAAAAGAAGATCTCAACGAGGACCTGATCCGCCTCTCGGCTCGAAACAGGCAAGTTCTCGCCTGCCAAGACGTATCCCGACATCGATTCCTCCAGGAGGTCTACCGCGGCGGCGGTGACGAGCATTTCAACGTCCGCGAGACTCATTTCAAGAACCCCTCCTGGAGTTTCTTCGAGGCAAGTTCCCGGATCTTGTTTTGGACCAATGAATGGACCCGCGCAAAGGTGACGCCTACCATTCCAGCTGGAGCCTTAGTGTGCGACCACCCGTCAAATTCAATCCTTCTCGCATACGGAAGGTTGTTGGCTAGGAACGCTCTGAAGTCTCCTTCCACATTCTTCAGCGTGTCAACCGCCGCCTTAATTGCGGTCGACTTCGCCGAGCGATTGATCCCGACCATAAGAGCCCCGCGCCCCTTGTCGTTCCATCGAAGCTTCCCAGCAATGCCTACCGTCCCCACCTTGGGGGAATCGAGACTGCACTGCCAGTTGCTCGCCAGCCTACCAGTGAGGAACGGCGTTCGCTCAATAATCTCGGTGAATATGGCGATGGCCACAGCGCGAGTCGTCTCGTTTACGGACGTCGCGGTCAGGTCGGCGAGGTGTTTGAGCGAGGAGGAGAAGCTCATGGCGCTGGCTCCGGCTCGGGTTCGGGTCCGAGCTTGAATACCCCGACGCCATAGACGATTGGATTGGTCCCGTCTGGGTCGGGGGCGACGACTGTGCAGCCAACAACCTCCCACACAGCCCCTCCAAACTCCACCCGATCCAGACTCTCGGGAGTGAAGCTCATCCCGAGGGCCGCCACTTTGAGGTAGCGCTTTTCCTTCTTGGCAAGGCTCTTGTCGGCCAGTTTGTTGTCGAAGGCTGCCGCCACTTCTTTGTTGCCCGGATTTGCAGGGAGCACCACCCCGTACCCTGTCGTGGTCATCGGGGTACCCTCCTCGACAGTGCCCGCCGCAATGTCGACTTCATCGGCGGTCTTCCGCGAGAACGCAAGCGGACCGCCCTTCGCCTTCAGCAGGCGATAGGCAGTGCGCGCCATCTTGAGGTAGAAGAGGTTCATGCTTACACTCGGATGATGTCGAGGCGGATGCCTTCTCCTTCGGTCTTCAGCAAAGGATTGAGCAGCGCCTTGGCGAGCGTCAATCCCGGCTGTGGATTCGAATCCTCGGAATCGTGATACTCCACCTCCACTGCGCCCTCGACCTTCTCGCGCTTGACGGCCTTTCCGTCGCCCGTCGGCATAAGAGGACCGTCCATGGCGTATATCGCCAACTGGGCTTGGCCCTGCCACAAGATGGAGGGAATCTCGTCCTCCTCGATGCCGAAGCCGTCGACGTCGGCTCCTCGTCGTGGCCACTGAAGGGATTGAGTCTTCGTGACCTTGGTTCCCTTGAACTCGCCGCGGAGGCTCTCAATCGCATCCATAGCTTGGATGGCGAGCACTTCGACGTCAGCATCCTCCTCGGGGAGTACAACTCCACGAGCCTCGGCATAAGCGCGAATCTGCTCAACCGAGGCGTAGGAGGTGGCCCCCGGGACCTGTGTGCCGTCTTCGATTTCCAGAGCCATCTCCTACCTCCTGGTATGCTTACTTCTTGGAAGTCGCCGGGACGAGCTTCGCCGCCTCGCCGACCACCTTGATTTTCTTCCGGTTGAGGTACTGCGCGGGGATGGCCCCCGCAACCTCGTCCACTCCCTCCTCGACCATGCCCGCCCGGCGGGCATTGCGGAAGGACTCGATGCCGAGGGACTTCGCCTCAGCCTTCTCCGCCTCGCTCGGGACGGGACCCTTGGTGAAATACAGCTTCATGGAACGCTCCTTTCGGTGATTGGTTGACTGTCGCCTTCCGGGATCAACTCCCGGCGTCGGGAGCAACACATGTGGCCAGCGTGACCACACCTCCTGCGACATGAACGTGGAGGGACCCGCCTCCTGCCGTCGTAACCGTCTGACCGTTGTATAGCATCGCCTGATTGGAAGGCAGCGTCTCCGGACGCGGGGGATTGTCAGGATCAAGGACTGGGTACAGGGTCGCTCCGTCGATTCCACCGTCTCTATAGCCGGCCGGGATAGTTCCTGCAACATAGTCGGCGGTGCCTGCCTGTCTGGCGCGGGTGACCTTGGCCCCGTTCACCACTTCTACAGTGAAGTTGGTCACGGCGGCCGCGCGAAGTTGCGCGATGTCGGCTGCCTCCCCGGCAGTGGGGGTCTTGGCGGCGGTAAAGAAGATGACCTTCTTGGCTGCCAAGGCAGTGCCGGCGCCTACAAACAACGCCGCGATGATGAGGACGATGGACCAGGTACTGAATGCTCTGAGATGTTTCATGCTAGAACCCTCCTGCGAATGCGCGTGAAAACGAACCCGACTGTGTCCGCCTCAGTCCGCCAGGGAGAGGCGGACACAGTCGAGAACCTGTTACTGGCTGGTGATGCAGACCGCAGCCATATCCTTGATGCTGGTCGGAACGGCGGTCCAGTTGGCGCCGCTGGCAAGAGCCGCATCGCTCGGCTTGTCGGGACCCACCCACTTGAACCCCTTCAGGGCCACGTTGACATCGTACTCACCCTGGTAGGTGCGCTGGATGTTGGCCTTGAGGTTGCGGGTCTCGGTGTTGAACAGGATCGGCCCGTTCTCCTCGACCACTGCAGCGCCGGCGGTCAAGCCGAGCGTGTAGTACGTCGAGCCGTCCTTCAGGTCGGGGATGTCCGAGATGATGAAGGGACGTGCGAGACCGTCGGACATGACGTTGATGGTCTCGAATTTGAACAGGTCGGTGGAGTTCGTGATTGCGGCCTTGACCAGGTTGAACCAGACCTTTGAGTGCATGACCCAGCAAACGATGGACTGCGACCGGTCTCCGAATTTCGCCGAGGCGTCGACCAGCGTTTCCAGGGACACGGTCTTCACCGTCTCGCCGGTGATGTCGAGGTTGAGATCCGACCCCACGTTCAAGGTCGCCGCGAGCAGCGACATGACCGCGGTGTTGAGCTTGTTTTGCATGATGAACCCAGTCGCCTGCTGTGCCGTCGCCGCCCCCGCCTCGTCCGGACTGCGCTGGATGTAGTTCCAGAGCCCGGGCGAGATGTTGACGGGGCCCACCCGCCGCGTGACCTTGACCGAGCTCTCCAGGATGCGTGAGAGGTCGAGCGCCGAGACATCCGCGGTCGAGTCCGGGTCCCGCTCCTGGATGAGACCGTCGAGCAGCTCATACTTGAGAGTGCTCGTGGTGTAGCCGCGATTGGCCCCTCCGCGGAGGATGAGACCGTTTCGGGTCGCGGCGTTGAAGAGCTCGACCTTCTGGTCCTGGACCTCGGAGAGGGCCGATTCCAGATAGTCCGAGAATACCTGCAGTTCAGTCAGTCCCATGTGTGCCTCCTATTTGCGAGCTTGAGCCTTCTTGGCCTTGATTCTCGCTGCCAGCACCGCGGGGTTCATGGCAGCGGTGTCATCATTCCTGTTTCCCGTATCGGCACCGCCGCTTCCGGATCCTCCAGTAGCACCGCTGCCAGAGGCACTTGATGCTTTGATGATATTGGCGAAGGCGGGTTTTTCAACAAAAATCGCCTTGAGCTGCTCGGGTTTCATGTCGGTCGGCTTTCCCGCCTCATCCAGCACCACTGTCTCGGCTTTGTCGCCGTCGTAATTGACCGCAAGCCGCTTCCGGATGTGAGGCATGAACACCTCTGCCGCCTCCGGCGTGACGGCCATCTCGGTCGCCAGCTGGAGAGCAACCGCCTCCACCTTGACGTCGCGGATGATCTCGTCGCGCTTTCCAATCGTCGACTTGAGCCCATCAATCTCGGTCTGGAGCGTCTTGACCTTGTCCGCGTGGAGCTTCTCGAGACGCGCGACTTCGTCTGCCGACACCTTGCCCTTGAGCCGCTCGCCCATCTCCGCCTCCAGCTCGTCGATTCTCTTCTGGAGATCCTTCGCCTTCGCCTCAGCAGCCACCCGGTCGTCCTTCTCGTGTTGCTTCGCCGAGCGCAGATTGGAGAGCTCGGGATGCTCCTCCAGTCCCTCCACGTCCAGGACGAATTTGTCACCACGTTGCTTGTAGTGGGCCCGGAGACCCTCCGGAACCTCTTCCAGCTTTGCCAACATTGCCTTGACTGCCATTTGAGCACCGCTCGCTTTCTGGGGCACCGCCCCTCTGTTACAGGGCCGCTCGCTTGAATGCTAGCGGCTCCAATCTTCTCATCTGTTCTAGGGTCATCGGCTCGAAGCGCTTATTGAGACTGAGCTCCGCAAAGCGCTCTGCCGACAGACCCCCGTCGCGGAACAACTTGGCGCGAGTAGCACCAAGAGCCTCATCTTGAAACTCGGAAGGCTGGCGCTTAAGCCAAGAGTAGTACCCTTCGGACGCGTCCACGGGACCCGTCTCCGAGGAGCGCATGGCGCCCTCCTTCAGCCAATCGTATTTCTCCGCCAATACTGGCACTGTAGTGGACCTACAGTTGACGTGCAATGGAGGTTGCGGACCATTGTTGACCTTGAACACCAGACCATCTCGACAACGCTGGTCGAGACCGCGGCACACGATTGTGGTGACGCCGTCGAGAACAGCCACAATCTTGTATCCAATGACGACGTCGGAATTCCTCGCCCATGTCTCCATCCGAGCAGTGTTCGCCACTTGCTGGACGGACGTTCTGACCACAGCCTCGGCGTCCTTCCTGACGACCGCCATCACCCCGTCCTCATAGTTGGCGGCGCGGGTCCCTCGAATGGCGCGGACGATGTCTTGGTTCGTCCACCCGTTCATGAATCCCCGCGACACCAGCTTCCCCACAGACTCAATCTCCGCCGTCGACCAGTTCTCGATGAAGTCGGCGAGAAGGTCCCCCGTCGCGGGGATGGGGTTCTCCAGCGCCAGTTTGTATGCCTCGGCCGCCTTCAGGGTGCGGATTCTGACTCCGCGAGTGTAGCCGCCGAGCTCCCTCCCGTTGTATTGGGACTCATACTCTCCCAGCTGTTCGAGAGTCGCCGATAGCTCCCACGTCGCGTCAGCCAGTGTCTGAAGTCCCGCGTCCTGGATCTCTGCTAGGACCGATTCTAGGTCGGAGTTGGTCTTCAGCTCCCCCTGTAGTGCTCCGGTAACGACGGTCTCCAGTTTGTTCGCCTTGGCGACGACCTTCGCCGTCGTATCGACGCCAAGGCGCTCAAGGAATACCTGATGTCGGGTAGAGGTGTCAACTGCATCGCGGGAGATGCGATTTCCCTCAGGTAGCTTCGACCCACGCGCGGAGTGCCGCGCGAGGTCCTCTTTACTGCGACGCGATGGCATTGCCGCCCGCAGCGTTCGGAGCTCCGACATTGGGGTTCGGGCTCAATAGCTGAGCCCCGAGGACCCCGACTCCACCTCGCGGCTTCTCACTGGCGATAATCTCGCGAGCAGACTCGGCATCCTCGTACGCCACCCCCGCTTTCTGCAATCCAGTACGATACTCCTCCCAAGTAAGCGCCCCGCTCTGCCACTCCGCCATCAATTGCTGCCGCTCCTGAGGAGTCATCTTGTCGAGCTCGAATTCCGGGTAGAGCTCGAACACTGGAGCTCCGCCGGCTCCAACGAACTGAGAGCACGACTCCAGGGCCTTGACATATCCCGCGGCGACATTGTTTGCGCAAGAACCGAGGATTGAGATTTCGGTCGCAAATTCGAGCTTCTTTTCTCCGAGCGTCCGCTGGACGCTTCGCTCCTCAACCAGCCGCGCTCCCAGCGCCACCATCCGGCGCTCCTTCTCCTTCAGCGCCTCTCCGGTCAGTGTATTCGGCGGCGCCGAGACCAGCTTGAGTTCTCCTCCCTGCGGTAGCGGAAGAATCGTCCGCGAACCGAATCGCACTCCACCCTTGAAGTTGGCATCTACCCATGTTTGTGTGAGCCCGTTCATGGTCGGCTGCGGATTGCCTGTGAGATAGACTGCCTCCTCATGATCCGCACTGGTCCGATAGTGGCTCATGTTCACCGAGGCGAGATCATACATAGGAGGCGGATCAATCTCATCGTTGTTTTTCACTGCTCCGAGAAACAGGAACGGGATACGATCCATGAACCCGTTGGAGCTGTTTCGCGGGTAGACCTCGCTGACCTTGATGAAGGGTCCGAGAGACTGATTCTCCGTGTCGTTCCTTCGCCACACTGTCACGCGATACCTGAAGGTCGTTCGCCCTCCCTCTGACATTGGCTCCAAACGAAGCTCGCGCCACTGAATCCCTCGGGTGAGCTCGAACCCGTCGTCCTTCGCATTGAACCCCTCCTTC